TCGGGCGGCGGTATATCGGGATCGATATAAATTCCGATTATGTAAAAATCGCCCGTGAACGGCTGAAGGCGGTAGAGACCGGTGTGCCGGTACACGAGCGGCGGGCCGGGCAGAAAGGACTGTTTGAATGAGCAAAGCAAAAATCAGAGCCGCCGACGTACTCAAGCTCCTGGAACAACGCCACGCCGATGACGTGTTCGTAGCAGAATGCAAAAACGGACCGAGTGAGAATACCAGTCACCTGCGCCTCGATGCGTGGGTGATGAAGCGATCCTGGGTGAAGCCGTGCGTCCGGGGCTACGAGATCAAGGTTTCTCGCAGCGATTTCCTGGGCGACGACAAGTGGCGCGGATACCTGCCGTTATGCAACGAGTTCTACTTCGTGGCACCGACGGGCGTAATCAAACCCGATGAACTGCCCCGGGAAGCGGGGTTATTGCTGGTGACTTCCACGGCCACGCGCCTCTGGACGAAGAAGAAGGCCCCATACCGCGACATCGAGATAGACATGAACATCTTCCGCTACGTGCTGATCTCTCGCGCCGTCATCACGAGCGACCCGATCTATATCGAAGAGCAGTCTGGTGTGGACTACTGGCGGCGATGGCTGGCGCGGCTGGAGGCCCTACGAGACGCTGGCCGGCGGCGGCAGACGGAAAAGGCACCGACAACAACGTATCTGTGAAAGGAATTCTCGAAAATGGACGGAACGAAAGAACACACTTTCCCGCGTCGTAGTAACGTGCAGGATCAGAGCCAGACGGACTACGGCCCCCCGTATGGTTTCGCGCAGCTCGGTGAACCCTATGGCGCGAATGAGCCCGGCTACTATCGCCATTACCGTTTCGATCGTGAGCGAGGGAGATACTTCCGGCGCTTCGGGCCCTATGCCGGTATATGTGATACAGAACCGGGCCGGGCCCGGCATGAAGGCTAAGCCCAAGAAAGGACGTGTTATGCGGCGACTCTACACCTTCCGATTTGAGCCCGACGTCTCATTCCGCAACGTCGAGGAATCTCTATTGCTTGCGGTTTTCGCTTCCGAGAGCCTCTACGGCCGGGCGCAGGTGCGTCTCGACGCATCTTTTGCCCTGGATCCAGGGAAGCACTCCTGCGTGATAGACGGCACAAGTGATGTCGGCTTCGCTATCGCCCGGATTTTCACCGGGTTTCTCTCAGTGGAGTTCGGCGAGGAAGTGTACCGGGTCGAGCGCCAGGCGGCCGTGCCACAGGAGTGAGTGTATGGAGCGAATACATGACAGGCGACGCAGCGAGATGGAATGCGAATTGGGGCATACAGCAGATCTGAAGTCTCGACCCGAGGTTCAGGCCGAGAAAGATGCACGCATTCGGTTGTATCACGAGGATGTAGAGGCGGGCAGGCCGATTCAGTGGATCCCGCAATCAATGCCGCTGACGCCGGGTATGAGGGTGCTACGCCGTGGCTGAGCGATGGGCTCACGACTCGGATCTGCTGGATCAGGCCTTTAATTCTTTTGCAAAGTTATGTAGACAGAGAGGGGATGCCGGTAGTATAAAGACAAAAAACAGGGACGTTTTTTGCTGGAAACAACGGTACCATGGGATTGCAAAAAGGTGACAGAAACGCAGGGCAGTTTCAACCAGGGCCAGATGCCCGTAGACCCCCTGGACGGCCCAAGGGTTCCCGGAATAAGTTCTCCATAGCGGACCTGGCGGCGGCCATCAAAACCGTGGAAAAGGAAAAACGCCGGTCTTTTATGGAGGCGTGGGTAGAGGCGGCTTGGGGGAACGCCAAGGCGATGAGCAGCATCGCAAACTACATGCTTCCGAAGCTGCGTGCGATTGAAGGTATCATGGGAGTGGTTGACAGCTCCATGGACGATGCTACCGCTGAGGCGATTCGTAACAAGCTCAAAGAGAGATTTGGAGACTAACCATGGCAGTTCACAAAAAGAACTGGACGTCTGCGACACAGATCATGGGGACGGGGGATGGCTACATCACCCTCTCGGGTACGACGGAATCCTACTCTTCCAACGTGGATATGGTGACGAACGGCTATGAGGGTGCCCACGTTATCGTGGAAATGGACTATGACGCGACGCCCACGGACGAGGTAGACATCAGCTTCTACGGCTCTTTGGACGGGTCCAACTACGACGACACGCCGCTCTGGAACGTGCGGGGAGACAAGTCTGTTGACCCACAGCAGCTAAGCTTCATCATCAAGGACGTGGCCCACTTCAGGCTGGGCGTCAAGCAAACCGGCACGACAGACTCTCACAACGTGCGAGTCTATGTGCGGACGTGGAACTACAGTACTACGTAGGAGAAAGAAACTATGGCGGATATTCACATAGGCAAAATCAGTCAGACCAAAGAAGGCAAGGGGAAAGTGAACCTTGTATACCACATCCCCATCGAATCTGCCAAAGCAGGAGTTGTGCCGACGGCCGAAAGCTCGTTAGCGGGTCTCGACCAAAGCGAGACCGAGGCCCTGGCCGGCGGGACGCTCGTTGAGGTTCACAAGACCGTAGTGGTTCTGAATAGCCAGTCGCAAGCGGACATCGTATCCAAAATCCGAGCCGACTGGGCGAATGTTCGCGATCAGTACAATCAGCAGTACAACTTCGAGCACAAGTTCTACGGAGTAACGCTCAATGCCGCTACTTAAGCCTCCACGTGGAATAATATCTCCAAGCAGAACACACCCATTGGTTCGTGGCTTGCGGGGCTGGTGGGTAATGAATGAAGGGACGGGACGCAAGGTCTACGATCTCAGCGGATACGGCACCACTGGGTCTTTCGCGGGGGGTATCTCTTGGACTGCGGGCAAATTCGGTTCATGCCTTACGATGGATGGAGACGGGGATTATGTCGATCTTGGAACGGGCAAGTTTGGGATTGACATAACCAACCAATTCACGGTGTCGGTATGGGTGTGTATCAACGCAGATAATCCGGCCTATGTTTATGATGACTTTCTCAAGCGGGATAGTTTTGTTCGCCCCTTCATCATGCAGTATGATAAAAACGCTGCGGCATTCCGATTGGGCGTAAGAACCACGAGCGGGGGTGCTTACGCTAACACACCCAATAACTCAGTAACTCTGGGCCATTGGCACCACCTCGCTCTCGAATACAATGGCACAGATGGAATCTTTTACTTGGATGGCAATTATGCGGGCACTATACCCCGGGATGGAGAGACCCTTTCAGTATTAGATGGCAAGACTACCGTAATTGGGGATAGAGCGAATGCTCAAGCAGACAACGTAATGATATATGACAGGGCGTTGAGTGCCGAGGAAATAAAAGCCCTCTACGCCGACCCATTCCAGGCATTCCGGTATCCCTGTCCAGTCGAGCTGTTTACATACGTGGAGGCTGTTGGGGACGTCACCGTTTTCCCGGATACGCTCAGTTTGACGGCGGGACTCGGGACACCTGAAGTTCAAGCCGGCTGTGTTGTCTCGCCTTCTGCATTGGCGTTGACAAGTGGGTTACCCACTCCGACTGTTGAAAACCCTATAACTGTAACGCCAACGGCTTTGGCACTCAGCACTTCGCTTCAGTCACCGACTGTCGAGATACCCGCAACTGTGTTGTCCACAGCATTGACCATGACTGGGGCGCTGGGCACGCCATTAGTCGAAGTTCCTGCCACGATATTGCCTGCCACCCAGACAGTGGGCAGTTCTGTAGAAGCACCTACCATTGAAGTTCCGGTTTCAGTAACACCGACAGCATTGCCTTTGAATGCGGCAATCGCTGCGCCACAACTTAACTATGGGGCCAGCATTTCTATCAATGTTCTCGGCCTTACTGAAGCATTGCAAGAACCTATGGTACAGACTGGCCTCGTGGTCAGCTCTTCAGTCTTGGCATTGAGCAGCACCCTACAACCACCAGCCGTCGCCTATGGTAGTCAGGTGGCTGCAAGTGTCAGTGCTTTGACAGCGTCGCTTCCGTCGCCTACCGTAACAACGGGCCTGGTTTTCCAAGCCGGCAGCCAAGCGTTGACGGCGTCTGTGCATTCTCCAGAAACGCAGTACGGCTGCCAGTTCACGGTCAACCAATTGGGGATGGCGATCGCTCTAGAAGGGCCCAGTCTCGCTTATGGAAGTGTTGTGTTGCCGACAGCGCAGCAGATTCAAGGAACCCTCGGTTCGATCCAAGTAAGCTATGGTTGTAGTGAAACGGTATCGGCATTAGGGTTGACCGGGCAGGTTCCTTTGATTACGGTCCAGGCGGACGTTCTGATCGAACCATCGACGCAAGCTCTGGTGGGGACACTTACAGAGCCTGTCATTACTACGGCGGCGTTCCAAGTTGCATGGGCGTTGAATTTATGGAAGGGGCACTAATGTACGTACAGGTTGGGAACAAATTGGTTGAAGTTGATCGCATTGAAAATGGCGTACCGGTTATCAAAAGCCGAACTGAAGTAATCAAAAAACCCGATGGCACGCAGGACGTCGTTGTGCACGTGCCATGTCTGAAAATCAATTCTGCGAAAGATAGGAGCTAGCAATGGCAAGTGGAATTTATGATCGAGCCAAAGCCAATTTGATGAATGGTGAGACTGACTACGAGGCTGACACAATTAAGGTTGCGTTGATGGACGATAACCATTCCTTTACATCAACGCACAATACTTGGTCCGATGTGTCAGCAAACGAAATCTCCGGTACCGGTTACACAGCGGGCGGTGAAACGTTGGCAAATGCTGCTGTAACGCAAGGATCTACCACCAAGTGGGATGCTGACGATGTCGTCTGGTCGAATGCTTCGTTTACGGCCTATCATGCAGTGATCTATGACGACACGCTCGCTGGAGACGACTTGATCGCGTCTATTGACTTTGGCGGGGCGAAGCAAGTTTCCAACAGCACGTTTACGATTTCCTGGGACGCAGCAGGAATCATTACTCTGAGCTGAGGGCCGCCATGGAAATCGCCGTCACAGATCAAGCCAATGTGCTGTCTCTGCCGCTGGTCAGTCGCTCCGACGGGTCGCCCGTTACTTCGGGGACTGTCAACTTCTACCTCGTAGACCAGGACGGTCCGAACGTGAACAAGTGGTATCGTGGTTCGGACCAGACGTGGCAGGAGACGGAGTCCGTAGCGGGTGAGGCCACGCACCGCTCAGCCGGGCACTGGTACCTGTCTCTGCCCTCGGCCGTATGGTCGGCAGGGACGCGATATCTGCTGTATGCCAAGGAAGCCGGCAACGGGCACGTGCCGATCAGCGTGGATGTGCTGGCCCAAAACGAGGTCTTTCGCAAGCTCGTTGAAGCGGACAAGGTCATAGACACGTCGGGCAGCCCCTGGGTCCTGGAGTATCGGGATAAGGACACCAAGGAAGTCCTGCTGCGCCAGACGATGAAGAATACGAGTGGTGAGCCCATTACGAACGTCAATAACGTCCTAGGCCAGTTGGAACTGGAATAGATGCTGACCCTGGGTGAAATCAAATGGCTGGGCGAAGAGATCGCCCTCTACAAGCCTCTCGACGAGGTCCAGCGGAATTTTCATGCGTCCCCGGCACCTGTGCGGTGGCTGTTTGGGGGCAACCAGTGTCTCGGTGCCGATCAGTTGATTTACGACCCCGTAGAGAGATCTTCGAAACCGGTATCGGAGATTACCGGGCCGTTTCACGTTTATGCCTTCGACGGAAAACGGCGAATCGTGACCAGGGCCGAGAAACCGTTTGCCAAACGGGTCGAGCCTCTGTACGAACTGAACTTGTCGAATGGCGAATCTTTCGTTTGCTCGGCCGGGCATGTGGTTCTGGCACCTTCCGGCTGGGCGTACGTCGATGAATTACAGCCGGGATCTGCGGTTACCCGGGCACCAGACCCGGCGGCTGATACAACAGACGATATAACAGATGATACAGCGGCTGATACAACAGACGATATAGCGAGCCCCATAACAATAACCAGCAAGAGGACTGTAGGCTCGGGCAGGGTGTGGGATTTTCATGTGCCGCACTATCGCAACTATATCGTCAGCGGGATCGTCCATCACAACAGCGGCAAGACCAACACCAACATGATGGACCTCGCTCAGGTGGCCCTCGGCGTACATCCGTTCCGGACCGTGACGTACGGGCTTCACTGGGTCTGCATCGAAAGCTGGGAACAGGTCCGTGACATACTGTGGGAGGAGAAGCTCAAGAAGTTCATTCCTCCCCACCATATCTTCAATATCAACTATGGCCAGGATCGAGTGCCCCGCAGAATTTTACTGAAGAATGGAACTCGCATCGAGTTCAAAGCGTTCAATCAAGGGCGGGAGTTATTCCAGGGCCGGGCCATAGATTCCTGCTACTGCGACGAACAATGCCACCACGATTTCCAAGGCATCTTCGATGAGATCCTTGCCCGACTTATGGTTCGACGTGGCACGCTGAGTTGGTCTATGACCCCTATCGTTCCGCAGCCGCTCTTGGAGGAGCGAATCGAAAAACTTCCGGATACTGACGAGGTCTTCTATGCGGATCTGAATTCCAACCGCATTTCTCGGGGAGGCTATGTGCCCGACGAGCGAATCGATGCGATGATCGACCAGTGGCCGGAAGAGGTCCAGGCGACGCGTATCAAGGGGCACTTCGCGTCATTCTATGGCGCCGTGTACAAGGGGTTCAGCAGGGCCATACACGTGATCAAACCTTTTCCGATACCCAAGGATTGGGAGCGGTATCGTGGCTTCGATTTCGGCTTTGTCAATCCGTTCGTGTGTTTGTGGCTGGCTAAGGATGGAGACGGAAACTGGTATGTATACCGGGAATACTACAAGGCCGAGACGGGGATAGGGGAACATATCAATGCGGTCAAGCGACTGAGCAGCGAAGAACGATATGTTGCTTCCTGGGCAGACCCGGAAAACGCAGGCGACCGGGCGGAACTCCGAAAAGCCGGCATCGCCACTGAGCCGGCGAGGAAGGACATTGCAAAAGGGATCGAACTAGTTCAGAGCAAACTGAAAGTCAAAGCCAATGGCAAGCCGAGTCTGTTTTTCTTCGATACATGCCGTCAGACTACCCGCGAGATGTCGGCCTACCGCTATCCGGAAGGAACGAATACGAGAGATCCCAAAGACGTCCCGGTGAAGAAAAATGACCATACCTGCCTGGTGGCAGGCACGTTAATCGCTACGGACCAGGGCGAGAAACCCATTGAGCAAATACGAGTGGGCGATAAAGTGCTGACCCGGCAGGGGTATTTCCCCGTCGTGGTAACCAGGATGACAGATTATGACGCGGATGTAATAACCGCAGCCTTCTCGAATGGCACAGAACTAGTAGGCACGTCAACGCATCCCGTGTACGTGGAAAAAAAAGGCTGGGTGCCACTGGGTGACTTGCGATACGGTAGTACAATACGGCATGTTGCGTCCCAAAGACCCGTGCTATGTTTGGGTACGGCCAAAATGGGCAGACAGCCCGTGTACAATCTAACCGTTAGCACCGCTCACGAATACTACGCCAACGGCATCCTCGTCAGCAATTGTGATGCGCTCCGCTATGTTCTCTATTCGACCGAACGCCCGCCAAAGAAGGGGTATGTCTATGCCGCCTAAACAGGGAAAAGTGTACGTACAAACGTCCAAAGGGGTGTATCCCTACAGCTTGCTCAAAAAGGCCGAGCTGGGGGGAGACTCCAAGCAGATCAAGGAGACCACCCAATGGATGACGCAAAACGATCTCGTCTGGCCTCCATACTCTCCTGAAGTCCTGCTGACCTTGTACGAGTCGAACGCAGTCTACATGCGCTGCATCCATCAGTTAGCGACAGACGTAGCGGGCCTGGGCTGGAATCTACAACTTCGGGAAGGAGCCCGGGAAAGCAAGGCTGAGTTCGAGCGGCTGCATGCCTTTTTGGACCGCCCCAATCCCGAAGAACCTTTGCGCACCTTATTCAAACAATGCCTGATCGACTGGGGGGCGGTCGGGTGGTTCGGCCTGGAGGTCGTACGAGATCACACCGGCCGCCCGGCCCGACTTTACCATGTCCCCGCCCATACGCTGCGGGTGCATTCCAGTGGCGAGAAGTACTGCCAGATGCGCAACAACCGGAAGGTGTGGTTCAAGAAATTCGGCCTGGACAAAGACTTCTCGGCTGAAGACGGGAGAGAGGGTCGGTTCGATATCAACTCGCGCGCGAACGAGCTGATTTTCTACAAGAATTTCTACCCCAAGTCCGATTTTTACGGCGTCCCCAACGGCATATCCGCGATAGGTGACGTCATGGGACTGATCGGCCTGCGGGATTATAATCTGGCATTCTTCGAAAACTACGGCATTCCAGCGGCGATTATCATCCTTGAGGGGGACTGGGAGGAAGGCTCGGACAAGACGATTACCCAATTCCTGAACCGGGAGGTCCGGGGAACGGAGAACGCACACAAGACGCTGGTCGTGACACAACCGGACAACTGTAGCTTCACCTACAAACCCTTGTCGGTGGAAACGAAGGAGGCGAGCTTTCGGCTCTACGAGCAAATGCGGAGGGATGACATTCTGATTGCCTATTCCATGCCACCGGAACGAGTAGGTGTCCGCGTGACCGGAGCCCTGGGTGGCAACGTGGCCGAAGAAGCCATACGGGTATACGTGCAGGGGGTCGTAGAGCCACTCCAGACCGACCTTGAGGACATCGTCAACGGCAAGCTGCTCCAGAGTGAGGCGTATGAATTTCGGTTCGAGAACATCGATTTGCGCGACTACAACGCCGAAGTGGAGCGCATGCACAAGCAGATCGAGCATGGGGTACTCACCCCGAACGAAGCACGCAACCAGCTCGGGTACAAAGCCTATCCGGGGGGCGACCGATACTACATGGTCAGCAGCTTGATCGAAGTAGGAGAGCCTGCGGACGAAGAAGAGGAATAGACCGATGACGGCAATAGTTAAGTCAAAGCTAAACCAGATACATAGCAAGCTGGACTGGCACTTGCGGCGCAGCGAGAGAATCTTCCTGGAAGCCGTGCAGAGGTGGTTCGCCGTCGCGATCAACCGAATTCAGGCCGATTTGACCCGGAAATTCGCTAAGGACGTGGTGACGGAACTGACCGACTGGGCGTATATCGAGGAGCAGGGGCAGCAGATACTCAAGCCTGCCATGATGTCCATTATGCAAACCGGCGCGGACTTCGGCCAACGACTCTTTCAGGTGAAGGGGGCCTTTGATATCGTCAATCTTGAGTCCGTCAAAGCGGCGGAAACGCATACGGCCCATCTTGTCCGGGAGGTCACTGCGCAAACTAAGAAAGGGATACGGGTCTACATTACGGCCAGCGTCAAAGAAGGCAAGTCGATGGACAAAGTCGCCCGCGAGATCAGGCCCCTGATCGGCCTTACCCAACGGCAGACCGAGTCCGTGATGAATTACAAGGCACGCTTGTCGGACAAAGAGAAGTACCCCACACTGAGCTCCGAAGATATCGACAAAAGGGTCCGGAGATATGCCGATAAGACGCGTCGTCGCAGAGCCCAGACCATCGCGCGGACCGAAACGGCCCGGGCCCAGAATCTGGGCTATGTCCAGGGACTCCAGGAGATCGGGCTGCGGCGCCTGGAGTTCTCC